TATGCGGCAACCAAGTTTGGCTAAATCCTTCAGAAGCAAAAGCAGCGTCTTGAATCACATAGTATTTGGGAAAAGCTTTGGGGATGGCTGGATTCAACGGATTATAGTCTTTGAGGTTAGGAATTTCCAACACATCACCGTTCATGAGCTTGCGCCCAAATGTGTCAATCATGTCATTGTAATGGAAAGTTATGAACAAAGTATCATTGTTCAAAAACAAGCCAAACTGTGTGAGATCAAAATCAATGTCTTGAGTGTTGTACACACCTCGCATGACATAGATATCAGGATCATACACTCGATCGCGGTTTTCCAGCAACAGCAAGTCCTGAATGTTCAACACACTTTGATCTTCATAAACTGGCTGTGTGGCATCGGCATTGCCCGAAAAGGCCGAATCTTCGCCCCCAGTCTGCGGCCCCATGTATTTGTGCACCAAAATGTCAAGTCCACCAACTGTATACATTTCTGAAATGGTGCGGTCCAAAAACTGATAATCTCGTGTGCGATTTGGGCGGTAGAGGCTTAGGCGTGGCATGATACAGTATTTATGGGCAGGTTGACCAATATTTTGGATGCTGTTATAATTACAGTCAAAGGAGCCCCAATGAAGACTGCTGTTATCAAACCCTTGAATCCTCGTAGCCCTGACACCAAGTATGTAGGCGACGAGCCGCTATGGCGCGAACAGCCCACAGACAACCGATTTGCTGTGCTTACAAGGGCATTCAATTGGTATGGCTACTTCTACGGCAAAAAAGAAGCCAAGGATTTCATTGCTGGCTATCTTGATCGCCGCGAACGTGTTCGAGATGCTCGCAAAATCCGTGCCACACCTGACAGTCAAATTCGACTCACACCAGGCTGGCTGTGTCGCATGGCAGACATGGGCTTGCAGTTGGATGAGCATGAGCAAATCAAGCTCGACAACATGATTGCAGAAACACTGGCTGTGAAAGAACAAGTCAAAGTAGAAGCTGTGGCTGAAAAAGACGAACCTGCCAAAATGACCATCCAGGATCGACTGCGTGAAAAAGTGTCGGAGTGCCTGGGCGAAATGGAAGGCATGTTTGACGAATTCATTGTGTCAGGTGCCAAACTCACAGCAGATTACAAGCCTGTGAGCCTTATGCGTAGCATGAACATTGCTCCGCAGTTGACCAGCATGATTCGAGATCACTGGACTCGTCGTTTGACTGAGTACGAACAGGCAGTGGCCGGCGATGATGCGCAAATTGCACAGGGCTACAGTCACCTGACCAAAACACAGCTCAAAAACTGTGTGAAGTTCTGCGAGTTGGTGATCACTGACTGCGGCGCTTATGTGCAGATCAAGAAGGTTGAACGCAAGCCTCGCAAGGTCAAACCTGTCACGCCAGAAAAACGTGCAGCCAAGTTCAAAATTCTAACAGAGTTTGCCGAGCTCAAGCTCCGTAGCCTGCCAGCAGCTCAGTTGGTAGACAAGAGCGAAGCCTGGCTCTACGACACTAAAAAACGCAAACTCATACACTTGGTAGCCGACAGTCATGCGCAGGCTTTTACTGTGAAGAACAACACTGTGATTGGTTTCTCCACTGTGGAAACTGTGCAAAAAACCCTGCGCAAGCCTGCAGAGCAACTGAAAACCATCACTGCCGCAGGCAAGCCAGCAGCTCGCAAAGCTTTCAAAGACATCAAAGCCACAGAAACTGCCTGGAATGGCCGTGGTACAGATACGCTGGTCATTCTTAAGAGTTGGTAAATACACGGCCTCAATATATAGATTGACCTCATAATATGAAAGTGTTATTGACCCTGGGTGACAGCTGGACACAAGGCGCTGAACTCGGCCGCGATGAGTTGCCCTATGGCAAATTGTTGCGGACCCAGATGAAGTTTGATTTGTTTTACAACTTTGGCAAAGCTGGAGCCAGCAACGAACACATGGTTCAACAGTTGCAGTCATATTTTGATCAGTACCATCGCCCGTATCATCAAATCACCGTGATTGGCTTTTTGACTAACCCGCACCGCACTGCATACTGGCCACATGGCGCAGATTTCAATGTCAACGGACATCAACGATCTCACTGGGACCAAGAAGCCAAAGAAGTATTCATGCAAACATGGTTGCACTTTCACCAAGATGAAATCACAGTGTTAAGAAACAGCTTGGCCATCTGTGCATTGCAAACCTGGTGTGCTCGTTATAATATTTCTGACTATTATTTTTCAGGCTGGAATCACTATCCAACCTGGTTGCCTTGTGTAAATGTAGATAAAATTTGGGCGCAGGGCAAAGAAACCGCAGCTGATTGGTTTGGTGCAACCAAATACATCGACGATTATATCCAAGACGCTGAAAATAATCCCTACATCCGCCCTAATCATTGCCATCCCAATCAGCTCGGCCACCAACTGATTGCTGACCGACTGCAAAGCTGGATAGAGCACAGACAATAAATACAGGGACCAGGAGTCCCTATATGGCCGAGCAGCAGCAAGACAGTCTGTCTACATTAAAGCAAAATCTCATTGAATATGTTCAGCTTCAGCTGGCCAGTCAAATCATTGATCTTGAACTGGATCCTGAACATTACGAAGCAGCCTATCAAAAGACCATTGGTACCTATCGTCAGCGGGCAAATAATGCCTATGAAGAAAGCTACAGCTTCATGTATTTGGTCAAAGACGAAAATATCTATCAGTTACCTCAAGAAGTAAGCAGTGTAAGACAAGTTTTTCGTAGAACATTTGGCGATGCTACCGGTCCTTATGCATCAAACTTTGATCCGTTTAGTCAGGCCAGTCTCAATGTGTACCTAATGAATTTCAACGTGGCCGGCGGCCTGGCTACCTATGATTTTTATTCGCAGTATGTGGAGTTGGCAGCCAGAATGTTTGGCGGTTACATGAACTACACATTCAATCCTGTGACCAAAAAACTACAGTTGATCAGAGATCCCAAAGCCACAGGCGAAGCAGTATTGTTGTGGACATACAATCTCAAACCAGAAATCAATTTACTCAGTGATCATCAAATTTCACAGTGGATTCGTGATTACATGGTGGCCAACTGCAAGATGATCATTGGCGAGGCTCGTGAAAAATTTGGACAGATAGCAGGCCCACAAGGCGGCGGCACATTAAACGGCACTGCTATGAAAGCCGAAGCCAAAGAAGCCATAGCAGACCTTATTGATCAACTCAAGATGTATGTTGACGCCAGCCAGCCCTTGACCTGGGTCATTGGTTGATACAGTCATGCCTGCAACTCTGCTGGTAGGGTGCAGTTTTTTGACCTGTCTGACCTATCGTATGTCAGACACTGACCTGTCCATTGATGCAAAAAAATATCATGTGTTGGCCAGCCCTGGCTCAGGCAATCAAGCCATAGCAGCAAGAACCATATATCAGCTCAGTGAACATCAATATGACCATGTGATTGTGTTGTGGTCAGGCATCAATCGTGTTGATTTCCCCATCAGCTGTGATCTACACAAAACTTATCCGCCCAATACCAAAGATCAATGGACTGCCTACTGCTCAGTGGGCAGCATGGCCTGGTACCACTCAGGCGGCATCTTGGGCACTGGCACGCAAAATTCTCATACACCAAAATCAATAAAAAAGTTTTTTCAAACACAGTATCTAGGAGCAGCGGCCAACAGTCGTTATCTCACAGATCTTTCATTGTTGAGCATAATTTCAACGCAGGCTGTGTTGGACAGTCGTGATCAAAGTTATCAAATGGCGTTTATCTATGACACTCAAAGAGACACTTTCAATCATGAGCAAGAACACAGTTTTGGCTGCATGGATACCAGCTCACCTTTGTATAACATGATAAATTGGAAAAAGTTTTGTCGCTTTGAAGCACCTTATGAGTGGGCCAAAATGTCAGGCAAACTGGAAACCGATCAGTTTCACCCCACTAGAAATGCCATGATAGAATGGTTTAGATTGGCCATGAACATTGACCTACAACAGTAGTTGTGTTACACTGTGATTATGGACCTCATGATTGACCTTGAAGGCCTGGGCACAGGCCCAGAAACCACTATTCTTACCATTGCTGCTCAGGCCTTTGATCCAGTTGGGTCTGGATATTATGAACAGTCGTTCTATGCCAGAATTACACTGGAAAGTCAGGAAAATCGCAGCATTGAACAGGGCACCATTGACTGGTGGGCCACACAACCTGCTGTGGTGCGTGAAGAAGCATTTGCTGAAGAGGGACGCATACCATTGAATGAAGCCTTAGACGCCCTAGGTAAACTGATTTGGCACTCCAAGCGAATCTGGGCACAGGGCCCAACCTACGACATGAACATCCTTGAACATGCCTACAAAAGCTATCACAAACCCCTGCCTTGGAAGTACTACATGGTGAGAGATAGTCGCACTGTGTTTTCACTGTGGCCAGATCAGCCTATTCCGCCCACCACACACCATGCTCTGGAAGATTGTCGCAGACAAATAGCCATGCTGCAACACACACTTAAATACCTCAACGTGCAGGAGCTAAAATGATAATAGGAATTTGCGGATTTATTGGTTCAGGAAAAGATACCATTGCTGACTTTCTTGTAAACTTCCATGGTTTCAAACGCGAAAGTTTTGCCAACACACTCAAAGATGCAGTATCCGCAGTGTTTGGTTGGAACCGAGATTGGTTAGAAGGTCGCACCAAAGGTGCCAGAAAGTGGCGCGAGGAAGTTGATCCCTGGTGGGCACAACGTCTTAACATACCGCATCTAACACCACGTTGGATTTTGCAAAATTGGGGGACTGAAGTTTGCCGCAAAGGTTTTCATGATGATATCTGGATTGCTGCACTGGAAAACAAGCTGCGCAACAGTGCGGATCATGTGGTGATTTCAGACTGTAGATTTCCCAATGAAATTCGTGCTATCAAGAGTGCTGGTGGGCAGGTGATTAGAGTCATACGTGGCCCTGAGCCAGAATGGTATCAGGATGCTGTGAATGTCAACGATGGGCGGGGTAACATGAGCTGGATGATCAGTCGGGAGCGTCTCAAAACTCTAGGAATTCATGCCAGTGAAACCAGTTGGATTGGCACAGATTTTGATGCAGTGCTAGATAACAACAGCACCTTGGATCATTTGTATCAGCAAGTTATACATCTGGTGCAAGATCTCCCAGGCGCCACGGTAGATCACTCCTAGACACTTCTTCCACACAGTTTTTACAAATAGACTTGAGATTTTTGAATGCAACATTGTTGAGATCTCCGTCAATATGATACACCAATATCTGTGCTGAATATCTGGCTTTGAAGCCGCAACGATCGCATTGCATTTTTTTCTTATAGCCCGCTGACTCCCAGCGGGCTTGTCTTTTTTTAAGTCCACGCCCTTTGCGTTGGCATGTTTCACACCTTGACCTATAGTGAGTGACATCTTCGCGGATGTAATTCACTGCACATGGTCGTTGATCACAAGCCTGGCAAATGGGACGCATGATACTATTTATTGTCAGGACCTTTGGCAAAGGGCGCTCAACTCCACGGTTTTTGGCATTTGCCTATAAATATCTGTAACTTGAAAAGGAACCCACCATGGCTCTAGTATCTCCAGGCGTAGAAGTAACAGTAGTTGACGAAAGTCAATATATTCCTTCAGCTGTAAACACAGTACCGTATTTTGTCATTGCCTCTGCGCAGAACAAAGTTTCTGGCGACGGTATCACCGTTGCAGCTGGCACCTTAGCTGCCAATGCCAACAAAACTTATTTGATTACCAGTCAACGAGATTTGGTTGCTACTTTTGGTGTACCATTCTTTTACAATACCACTACTGGCACTCCGATCAATGGTTATGAGCTCAATGAATATGGATTGCTTGCAGCATATTCTGCACTGGGAGTAACCAATCGTGCTTATATTCAGAGAGCTGACATTGATCTCACTGAGCTCACTGCAAGTTTAACTCGTCCAGTAGGTGTTCCTGCTGACGGAACTAGCTGGTTGGATACTTCTGAATCTGTTTGGGGTATTCAAGAATGGAATCAAACTACCAACACCTTCACTGTTAAAACACCATTGATCATAACCAATGCCGATGATGTGGTTGACAGTGAAGGCACCACACCAGATGACTTTGCACCCTTGCCCAGCATTGGCAGCATTGGCGATTATGCTGTGAGTACGTTGACTACATTTAACTATGGTTACTACAAAAATAGCAGCAACACCTGGGTATTTTTGGGCAGTGACGACTGGAAAAATTCATGGCCCACAGTGACAGGCACCGCAAGTCCAACTTCGTTGACCGTGGGGGCCAACATGTTAATCAACGACACGTTGGTTACAGTGGGTGCTACCAACACTGTGGCTGGCTTTGCAGCAGTGATCACTGCTGCTGCTATACCTGGGGTAACTGCCGCAGCAGTCAGCGGAAAATTGCAAATCTATGCTGATTCTCAAGCAACCAATGATGGATCTACTGGATCAGGTGGTATTGTGTCAATTGAAGCTGGGCCAGTCAGTGGTGCTGCTTTGTTGACAGCACTGGGTATTCAAGGCATTGACTATTATGCGCCAGAATATCTTAATTCTTATAGTTACCAGGCTCCAAGATGGAGAACCACAGACACCGAACCTGAACCAACTGGATCTGTATGGAACAATATGAGTGCGGCCAACAACGGTGTCAACCTATCATTTAAAAAATACAGCACAGCACTGGGCACCTTTGTGTCTCATTTTCCCTTT